TAGAACTGAATGGTTACGTTCATTAGCTAGTGCTGAATGGCATAAAGACGAAATGGACAAATGCTGGGAAAGATTAAAAGGACAATTAGATGGCATTAACTAACTACACCACGTTTACAGCGACAGTAGAAAGCTACTTAGCTCGTAATGACTTGACAAGTGTTATTCCTGACTTCGTTCAGTTAGCACAGTTAAGATTAAGTCGTGATTTAAGAACAGAAAGAATGTTAAAGGTAGCAACGACTAGCCCAACTGATAACAAAGTAGCGTTTCCATCTGATTTCTTAGAGTTAAGAGAGATGCACTTACAAGGCAATCCTCCTATTCTATTAGAGTTTCAAACACCTGATCTATTCTTCCGTAATGGTCAAACAACATTATCAGGTCGTTCACACTACTTTACTATGTTAGGTACAGAGTTCCAATTTGCACCTAGCCAAGATACATCATATACAGTTCAAATTTTATACTATGCTCAACCTACATTTATCTCTAGCACAACAGCTAGTAACTTGTATTTAGCATACTACCCAGACGCTTTACTTTATGCAACTCTAGCAGAAGCAGAACCATACTTAATGAATGATCCTAGAATTGCAACATGGTCAGCATTATATGATAGAGCAATTGCTAATATTAAGAAAAGCGATCTTGGACAAACCTATTCATACACAACATTAAGCGTTACGCCACGATAAGGAAAATATTATGGCAGAAATGAGTAACTTTTTAGAGAACGCACTTATAAATGCAACTCTAAGAGCAACAACATATACATCACCAGCAACAGTATATGTGTCACTATGGACATCAGACCCTACAGACGCAGGTAGTGGAACAGAAGTATCAGGTGGTTCATACGCTAGAACAGCAGTTACATTTAATGCACCTTCTAATGGTGTGACTACAAACAATGCAGATGTTGTTTTCCCTACTGCAACTGCTAGTTGGGGAGTAGTAGGTTGGATTGGTATTAATGATTCACTAACATCTGGTAACTTACTTTACCATACACCATTAGATACATCTAAAACAATTGATTCAGGTGATGTATTTAAAATCATCACAGGTAATCTTTCAGTTACGTTTAGTTAAGGATAAATCATGGCTCTAGTCGTAAAAGATAGGGTAAGAGAAACCACTACCACTACAGGCACAGGTACTGTTACATTAGGTGGTGCTGCGACAGGCTTTCAGTCATTCTCTGTAATTGGTGATGGCAATACTACTTTCTACACTATTCAATTAGCTAATACAAATGAATGGGAAGTAGGTATTGGTACATACACATCTTCAGGAACGACTTTATCTAGGGATACTATACTAGAGTCTAGCAATAGTGGAAGTGCGGTTAATTTTAGCTCAGGTACAAAAGATGTATTTGTAACTTATCCTGCTGAAAAAGCAATTTATCAAGGTAACTTACCTACTAAATTAATAGTCACAAAAAGAGATACCACAACTGCTGACGTTACTTTAGCTAATGGTTATTTACCTGTATTAAACAGAAGTGGCTCAACAATTAACGTTACAGTAAGTTAAGGATAATTATGGCAACAAGATATTCATTAGTTTTAAATGGCACAACAATACAAGAATTACAGTCAGGTGATACTGTTATTGGCTTAACTTCTAGTACAGCACTCCAAAAAGGTGATGGTTCTACTGGTCTTACTGCAGCTACTGCTGGTACAGATTATTTAGCACCTCCTTCAGGCACAGCTATCTTAAAAGCTAATTCTGGTGGTGCTTTAGCTAATGCTTCTGCTGGAACAGATTATGTAGCACCAGGCACAGCTACTACATTTACTGCTATTCAAACATTTAATTCTGGTAATTTAAAGTTAGCTGGATCTACAAGTGGTACTTCTACACTTAATACTCAAGCAGTAGCTGGAACAACAACATATACTTTACCTAATGCAACATCTACTTTAGGGTTTTTAAATGTTCCACCAGTTGGAACTAAAACAGGTTCATATACATTAGCTACAGCAGATGTTGGTAAATATGTTCAAGTAGGCTCAGGTGGTTCTATTACCATACCAGATGCAACATTCGCTGAAGGTGATGCTATTTCAATATTCAATAATACATCAGGCAATATTACAATTACTTGTACAATTACTACAGCATATATAGCAGGTACAGATTCAGATAAAGCGTCTGTAACTTTAGCAACAAGAGGCGTAGCTACCATATTATTTATTAGTTCAACAGTTTGTGTGATTTCAGGAAATATTACATAATGAGTGGAATAATGCAAATGTTTATTGCGTCTAAAGTCGCTATTACCACAGTATCCGCTGACTATCTTGTAGTAGCAGGTGGCGGTGGTGCAGGAACAGGTAGTATTCAAGGTGTTCCAGCAGGTAGCGGTGGTGGTGGCGGAGCGGGTGGTTTTTTAACATCAACTGTAACATTATCTCTTGTAACTACATATACAGTTACAGTAGGTGGTGGAGGTGCAGGTGGTACATTCTCAAATTCAAACGGAAGTAATGGTTCAAATTCAGTTTTAAGTGGAACAGGTCTTACCACAGTCACGTCAACAGGTGGCGGAGGCGGTGGTATTAGAAACTCATCAAATGTAGCAACAGCAGGTTCATCTGGAGGTTCTGGAGGAGGTGGTGGTTGGAGAACCAATGCTGCTGGTGGAGCAGGAACTTCTGGTCAAGGTAATGCTGGCGGTAATTCTCAAAATTCAACCACATCAGGACAAGCTGGTGGTGGTGGTGGTGGTGGAGCTTCTGCTGCAGGTCAAAGTTCTCCTAGTGATAATGTTGGTGGTAATGGCGGCGCAGGTTCTGCATCATCTATTTCAGGTTCTAGCGTAACCTATGCAGGTGGTGGTGGAGGTGGTTCTTATGGAACTGCTGGCACAGGTGGTTCAGGCGGTGGAGGTGCTGGTAGTAATGTACTTGATGGAAGTGGAACTGCAGGAACGGCTAATAGAGGTGGTGGTGGTGGTGGTGGCGGAGACCAAGGATATGGTGCAGCAGGCGGATCAGGTATTGTGATTGTTGCTTACACATCTGCTTCAGCTTTATTTACAGGTGGTACAGTTACTACTTCTGGTGGTAAACAAATACATACATTTAATAGCTCAGGCAGCTTAACTCCAGTTTAATAGGAAATAATATGGCGCATTTCGCACAACTAGAAAATAATATAGTAAAACAAGTAATAGTAATATCTAATCAAGACATTCTTGATGAAAATGGACAAGAATCAGAACAAAAAGGCATAGACTTTTGCTCTAACCTTTTAGGTGGAACATGGAAACAAACATCTTATAACGCTAAAATTCGTAAGAATTATGCTGGCATTGGATATACTTATGATGAAGGTCTTGATGCGTTTATTCCACCTAAACCATTTAATTCATGGTTATTAGATGAAATAACATGTCAATGGCAAGCGCCTACTCCATATCCTAAAGATGAAAAAATGTATGTTTGGAATGAAGAAACAACATCATGGGTAGAAATTAATGCTAATTAAACTTACTAATAATGCAGCAGAGTTTAAAGGTAAGCCATTATTAATTAATCCTGAACACATTATGACTGTGTTTGAAATAGAAAATGATGATGAAGTATCTACTAATGTTTACTCTATTACACAACAATCATGGAATGTTAAAGAAACAGTAGAAGAAATATATAAACTCGTTAAATAAAAAGGTACGATAAATGTTTGGTATAACCTCCTTTGCTGAAACCTCTTTTAGTACATTAGGTAAGATAGGTAGCATAATATTAGCTTCTGCTCAAATAAATGCAGATGCTATTGTAACAGCAAGTGGTAGTTTAATCAATCCATTTAGTGCTTCTATTACAGTCGTAACTACTATTACAGCAAACGGAACAATACAAGGCGAAGGTTGGACACCTGTTACACCAGGCACAGAATTATGGACAGATAGCACAATATCTACAGACGTATGGTCAGCAATATCACCATCTACAGATACATGGACAGAAGTAACAGCAGGATCAGAAATATGGACAGAAGTAACACCAAGCAACGATATATGGCTCAGACAAGGATAAAAAATGGCAAAAACCAAGATTTCAGAATTTAGTGCAACCGCAGCAGATAATACCGATATTACCAATATCAATATTGCTGAAGGATGTTCACCAGCTAACGTAAACAATGCTATACGTTCTCTTATGGCTTTACTTAAAGACCAACAAGCAGGAACAAGTGGTGATCCATTTACAGTAGCAGGTACATTAGTATCATCTGGAGCATTAGACGTTACAGGTAGTTTTAAACTAGATGGCACAGCAGGGGCTTCAGGTCAAGTATTATTATCAGCAGGTGGTAGCAATACGCCTACATGGGGAAATGCTTTTGTAGCTGGTATGATTATGATATGGTCAGGATCATCTGCATCTATTCCTACTGGTTGGTTATTATGTGATGGTACAAATTCTACACCTGATTTACGTAATCGTTTTGTAGTAGGCGCAACATCTACTTACGCTGTAGGAGCTACTGGTGGTAGTGCAGACGCTATTGTAGTAAGCCATACCCATACTGCAACAGTAACTGATTCTGGACATACTCATACAATTACAGAAATTATTGGTCAAGGTGGCAGTAGTGGTAGTAGTGCTGGATTTACAGGTAATGCTCCTGCAATAACAATAACAGGTACTAATAGTGCAACCACAGGCATCACAGTATCTAATAGCACAACAGGTTCAAGCGGCACTAATGCTAACTTACCTCCATACTACGCACTTTGCTATATTATGAAGGCTTAATATGCCTATACAACGCATAGCATTTAAAGATTGGTTACCTGACCAACCATCTATCCTAGACGCAGTATCAGAAGCTAATAATGTTATTCCATTAGCTGTAGGATATGGTCCATTTAAGTCAGCAGTAGATTATTCAGGTAACGCATCTGAAAACTTAACTAACGTATATGCTACTAAAGTAGATAATGACGTATCTGTATTTGCAGGTGGTCTTACTAAACTATACAAACTAGATAGTTCAGACTTATCACTAGATGATGTATCTAAATCAGGTGGCTATACGGGTACAAATAGATGGCAATTTGTTCAATTCGGTAACTATGCACTAGCTGCTAATGGCTCTGAAAAGATACAATATTATGATGTAAACTCATCATCATTATTTGCAGACTTAGCTGCAGCAGCTCCAGTTGCTAAATACGTTACAGCAGTTCGTGACTTTGTCGTAGGTGCTAATATAGGTGCTGGTACATATCCAACAAGAGTTCAATGGTCAGATATAAATGATCCTACAGATTGGACACCAGGTGCTGCATCACAATCAGATTATCAAGATATTCCTGATGGTGGTGACATTACTGGTATTACAGGTGGTGAATTTGGTATTGTATTCTTAGAAAAAGCCATTGTACGTATGTCATATATTGGCTCACCATTATTCTTCCAATTTGACACGATTTCAAGAAACATTGGTTGTATAGAAGGTGGTTCTATTGCACAATATGGTGGCATTACATACTTCTTATCAGATGATGGATTCTATTCTTGTGATGGTCAAAACATCATTGGTATTGGTGCAGAAAAGGTAGATAGATATTTCTATGCTAACGCTAACATTGGAGACATTGACTCTATATCAGCAGCAGTTGATCCTGAACGCAATCTTGTAACTTGGAACTATACTAACGTATCAGGTTCTCGTTCACTACTTATTTATAACTATGAAACTAAAAAATGGTGTGAAGCAGATACAGATGTAGATTATCTTTCTACACTAGCTACTTCAGGCACATCTTTAGACGCACTAGATTCTGCTTACAATATATCAGCAGGTTCTTTTGTAGTAGGTAAATCATATACTATCAGAACAGTAGGCACTACAGACTTTACACTTATAGGTGCAGTTGCTAACACAGTAGGCGTATTATTCACAGCTACAGGCGTAGGTACTGGAACAGGTGTTGCTATAGATATGGCAGCAAGTGCTGCAGCAGCTAAAACAATAGATACACTTGTAACCACTATGGATGATAGACTTTATAAAGGTGGTAAATTCTTATTTGGTGGTGTTCGTGACGCTAAGATTGTGACATTTACAGGCACTTATGCTACAGCTAATTTAACTACTAACGACCTAGAATATGGTTATAACTCTGTAGTGACTCTTATTAGACCATCTGTAGATAATGGATCAGCTACTATACAAATAGCAAGTCGTAAAATGCTAGACGATACGATTACATACTCCACATCTAAAACTACCGATAATGAAGATAGATGTTCTGTAAGAAGTGCAGGTCGTTATCATAGAGTAAGTTTAACACCTACAGGTGCTAACTGGTTCTCTGCAATTGGAATGGATATAGAATACTCTGAACAAGGAACAAGATAATGGCACGTAGTGATATGTACCGTAAACTACCTTGGACAGGTGGTGATGCAAGAAGTGTAGCAGAAATTGTAAACAATCT